TGGTGCAGTAGCATCAACAGTTGGTTTTACTAAAGTGAACTTCTTCGCATCTGTTGCTGGTGTAGTAGCATCAACAGTTGGTTTTACTAAAGTGAATAATTTAGCATCTGTCGCTGCGTTTGTTGCATCAGTAAGTGGTTTCGTCAATAACCAGAATTTGTTTTCTGATATCGTAGAAACCTCAGTTCTATCGATCTTCTCAACGGAAAGAGATCTATCAATAGAAACACCAAGTTCAATGATGTCAGTTTTCAATAGCGTAGAAAACTGCATCATACCCGTTGGATGAAACGCTGGTAATAGTGTTTGGTAATTCGCTACGGGTTGCTGAGTCTCTATGACGTATGAATAACTCTGATAATAATATCCGTCTTGAAGAACAGCATTACTATTAGAAACACGACCACGATCAATTCTATACTCACCCTTTGATTTCGGTTGTTCTTCAAATTGGTAAGATAAAATTGCTCTTGAGGCAATCCATTCAGAAATGTTTAGATTTAAGTCTCTGTCAAACTCCAGAGTCTCTGCGACTAGATGGTTAACACCAACCGTATCTTTACCATAATAACCCAATTGTTTATATGTAGTAAAGTTATAAACTTCTGGGTCCATCGAATTTGCAACACCAACTGTTTCATCTGTTATGTCAGTAACATAATCAGAAACATTTAATGTATACGCATATGCCATTGGCGAAATACCAATGACTACTGGTGTTGGCGATGTTATTATAGAACTTGATGGTTTTGAAGGATACGGAGAAATTTTAAGAGTTTGTTCTCTTAAGTGTGGATATCCAAATTCTAAAATTTCTGCGTTAAGAATTTCGCCAGTAGAAGTGTCTATATTAGTGACACGAATTGTTGTGTCATTGACCCCACCTGGAAATATAATAACTTGTCCAAGTTTCCAATCTCGACCACCATCAACTACGTTTACTTTAGCAGGACTGTATACGAGGTTACCCGCATAGATCAGTGAACCCGTATCATCAAATATTTTAAATAATTGATTGGGAACGATTTTAACTCTAGAAGTGCCGCTATATGAAATTTTAGTAGTTATGTCTGTGATTCTAGTTACTGAAGTAACAGGAAATCTAAAGAATCCGAATTCGTTATTGGCAATTATATAATCAAAATTTTCGGGGAATTCTCCAAATATACTTTGAATAGTAATGAAATTTTCTTGTTCCCAAACACCATCAGATGCTCTAAGCATCTGTTCACCTGGATATTGCAGGACAATTTCTTCATTAAAAAATATTCTAAAAATAACTTTAAATGCTTCTTCGCTGCCCTTTGCACCATATAATTGCTTTATGTTAGATAATGTAAACCTTTCGTTATCTCCAGGAATGATCATTCCACCGAAAAGTTCTTTTCTAAAATATTGTAAAAAAGAATCATAGGCATTGTCAATGTCTCTGATTTTATTTACATCACCTTCGTAGTTTTCTAAAAACTTATAGTATGCTTCTACAAATGAAATGAATTTTCCATAGTCTGTTTGAACGAATTCTGGGAATTGTTCTGAGACTACAGAATAAAGTTTTGTTTTACTAATCATTGTAGATTATTTCGCAGTTGATGTGAAAATATAGTTCTTAGAAGCAGCAACACCATTTACAGTACGATCAGCAATCGCACTAATATTTATTCTACTCTGATCAATTTTAACAATTTGTTCATAAACCGACACGACATCGTTGGATTCTGGTTTAATGATAAATTCAAATTTATTGCCTTCGAGAGCGTAAATGTTTAAATTTTCTATATTGATTATACCGCTCTGGTAGTTAATACTACCAATAGTCGGATTCACTACTCTAACGACAGTTCTAGTTCCATCAAATTCACCATAAACCAGTTGTATGTTTCCAACTCCATCATCAATTAAATAATGTTGCTTCGCATCAGCAGCAGTCGAGATATAAAATTTGGTCGAAACGAATGCTTCTTCTGGAACTCCCTCAGAGTATATCGGATTAACCAGATTAATATAGTATTGAGAAAACACTCCATAAATCGGTTCAACTTCTCGATATAATTTTACTCGAATTGCATTATTGATAATACTCGGTTCCGTGGAGTCTACTATTCTACTCAATTTTGAGAATCTGAATACGCTATCAAATTTTTCCAAGTCCGTGTCATTGTAATCAATGACAGATTGAGTTACCAGAGAAATTAGATCAGATGGAGATCTGCTTGTTTCTCTTTCATTGTAGTAGACTACCACATCAAGACCGATGTTAATGTATTTTGCATCTACCATTTCTGGGATTATAGAAACTACTTTCTTCGGCATTACTACGTTTGTCAATATATTTGTTTTTTGTGCTTCAGTTAGTATATCTGTTTCGAATGGTTTAACACAAATGAACACCTTTCCGTATACAGGAGGAGATGCTTCATTACCTCCCCAGACAGACACAGATTTTGCATCAGGAACATTATTATAAATTAACGTTTTGTAATCTTCATTCGTTACTGCTCTATCTTGAGCAGCATATGATTTTGGTGCATTATATTTAATACTGTCTACACTTTCAATATCGCTACCGTTATATGAAGAAGACGTTATGTTTAATACTGCTGAACCAGAAAGACTACCACCGCTATAAGAAAACGATCGTGCTCCGTTCGCTGCGCCTCTATTCGTAACAATGTATTCTAAATGAATAATGTTTCCGTTAGATAATTGTTTACCGATGACTCCGTCACCAAAAACAATTTCGTACAATTGGTCGTCAATTTCTCTGACGAAGTATACAGTATCTACAGGTCTTATGTTTATGATACTGGATGATTTAGTGTATGTGGTAAAATTAGTTGAACCTGAAGAATCTTGAACTCTTACACTTAAAGTAGAAAGGTCAGCGTTTGCGTTAGGGACAACATACCTCGCACCATCCGAAACTGTGTATCTATAGTTAAGTGGCGTGCCCTCTTTTATAGTAAATTCACCAAAGTTGTAAACGTTACTAATATTTTTAATGGCAGTTATACTTTCAGTTGTATAGAAAGTATACCCCTTCCCATCAATACTTGTTGTGAATGGTGTGTATTTTGGTAAAGAAAGTGTTGCTGATGCTGTTGACGGATTAGTTGGAGTAACACTCATGCTAATAACTGCTTGTGAGCATGTAACAGAACGTGGAGTGTATCCTAACTCTCTGGCACGGGAAACGACGCTATTTCGTTTAGTTGCAGAATCTAAGAACAATTCATTAATTGCAAAGTTATTATATAATCCATTATAGTGCGTGTTGTATGCCAAAATGTCAATTAGAATAGAAAGACCGGAACCTTCGAAATCATAGTCTGAAAATTCAGACTGCCCTCTTAGGTACTGTTTTAAGTTTGTTTTAATTTGGTCGAAATCTAATTCGCTAACATTAATCCGTTTGCTTTCCTGTGCCATTAGCGTGTTCTCTTAAGTGTTAGGTTTACTGTTTGCGGAGTTGTTGTATTAACAATCCTGTAAACAATAGAACAGTATACCGAATTATTGTCTGGACTGAATTTTGTTGATACTTCTAACACAACTACTCTTGGTTCGTAGTTAACGATTGTTTGTTCAATAACTCTACTAATTAGTTGAGACAACATCGGTGACACTGGTTCAAATAATAATGAATTTAACGGCGATCCAATTTCTGAGTGAAATGGTCTTTCATGATTTCTAGTTAAAATCAAATTACGAATTGATGTCTTGATAGCATTATCGTCAATTCTTTTCGTGATATCTGTTGGAATCGACCAAACAAAGGAACTGTTAGTAGAAGCAATTGATGCGTTGTTATATAAAGAGGCAGAAACAGAACTCACTACGCTGGATATTTTACCAATAAAACTACTATTGATGTATAAGTTTCTATTAACCCATTCACTATTAAACTCAGTGTTGGTTCCAGAAATTACTTTAGAAGTTGTGGTGGTTGTTATAGTACCAACTGCACTGTTTCTCTCTAATGCAAGAGGAAATGCAGTGAAGTTTAGGTCGATATCGGAGAAAGTGCGAGTATTTTTTGCCATACACTTATTTATTGAGTTTATTCGCCGCAGAAAACGGTTGGAGATCCTTGCCCTACTGCATCACCACACGAAATTAAATCTCCAATTCTAGCAATTTGAATTCCTTCTACATAAACGGTAGAAGATCCTTCAGAGACTATTCTTGCGTTAGTTGGGTGAGTGACATTACCACAAGTGTGTGCCACGTATCTAGTCACCCCTTTTAATTGGATAAACTTACCATTAATTTTAACAGTGCTCGTATATGGACCAACTGAACCCGTAGGAGGAAAACACCCATGTCCTGTTGATATCTGATTTTCTAAAGCGATAGCGGGCATAGTTATTGTCTCCTTTCTGTTGCTGCTACTGCTGCTCTTAGAGCAAGTTTACCAGGTTCCCAATTTAAATCTTGAAGTACTATCGTTTTTGTGGTGGTATCAGAAAACGAAGTGCACTGGAATGAAAATATTCGCATTCTGGTCGAGTCTGGTATAAAAGAAACTACCTCAAATGCGCCTCCATCAGTAACCAATTTCTCAAACACTCCATTTCCGGAAGGTGTTGTATCAAATGTGCCATATGTCTTAAATGATGGTTGAGATATATTGTTTTCGTCCTGCACGTCAAACTCCGTCAGTACGGTCAATTGATCTGCAAATGACTGCCCGAAATATCCTGATATCGTAACAGTAGTAGTACCATTCCCAGTTATAGTCACCGTTGATGGAATAGATTGTGAAGGAACTACAGTCACGGGATAAAAAGTCTCCGTATCTCCACCACTTTCACCACCAGAAACCACTACCATATATCTAACGTCAACAGAGAATATTTGTTCTTGTTGAACTGTAAGCATCGGTTCTTCTTCAGGTAACCAAGACATTCAACTAATTCCTATTTGCTTTAAATTTGACTAACAGGTATACTAACTGTGTTAGGTTTGAATAAGGGTTAAACAAGAACAAATCCTCCATTAACTCCTTTAGAGATTATAGAACCAGAAGCAGCGTTCATAGTAAAGGCATGTCCTTGATTCGTCACACTAGATTTAACAGCAGGTGATCTATAACTAATATGAATCCAAGAACCACTGTTTAGATATTCTAAGATAATTTGATTCCAACTTGGAAACAGAGTTGTTAGTTCTTTAGCAACTTGGAAGTTCTTTGCTTTACTCTCGAATTGAATATCGACAGCAGCACCAACAACGTGGTCACCCCAGTCTGGTTGACCCAAGTCTCCCATTCTATTTCCAACTGGTGGTCTTCTAAATCCGCTGGTAATTTTAAAGGCATTTTTACCGTACTTGGTAGTTAGAGGTTCCAGAACATTAATGCAAAGTTCTTTCAGATTAGCAACAATCTCTTGTGGAGTTACAGTCACTGTTGTGGTGCTTCTATTGGACAACAATACTTGATATGAGGTTCTCGGTATACGAACTCCACCCATGGTCAATTCGCCCAAAGTCCAATTATCAGACAACCTCAACCCTGCAGTAAACTGGGAGGTATCCATTGCCAAGATAGAAGAAACATCACCTGCTCTTGCTGCTCCAGATTTACCTTCTGGCGCTGCGGCATCGCTTGCTGCTTTTGGATCAGATATATCCGAAACCGTTGTAGAGTTATTTGCTAACTGTCTTGATTGAACAGCAGCAACTGATCCTCCAGGACTACCGTCTTCTAATGGCGTCTCAGTACTACGAGTCGCCACTGATAGTGGAGGTAATGAAGACGCACCAGAAGTACCACGTGTTTCAATAGGCAATTCTAGATCGGTTTGTCCAGCAGCACGAACTGCCAATGCTTCTGCAGATTCTTCTGCTTCCCCAGCGTCGTCTGCACTGCCTGCCTGATCTGAAGAATTGTTTTGGATATCAATTATAGAACCATCCATTGCCAGTACTCCACCTGCTCTTACGCTTAGTTTTCCAGAAGTACTAAACCTACCGACAGTTCCTGCTTTAAGATTTAACTCGCTACTTGATTCTGTATTTACAGAAGATCCAGATTTAATATTTATGTCACCCTCAGAAGAAACATTAGCAAGACCTTCTGCTTTAATGTTAATATCTGCATCGGATTGAACATTGACGTTCTCTGCACCTTTAACGTTAATTTCTGTACCACCTTGTATATTTACTGCTTCGGCAGACTTTGCATTAATATTAATTGCGGATTCTAAGTATACAGAACCTTCGGCATAGTGACTTACGTCTGCGTCAGCAGACACTTTAAAGTCACCACCTACTTTTATATTAGTATCAGAACCAGACTGAATATTGAGTCCAGTTCCTGCTTTTATGTTAAATTGACCAGTGGATTCTAAATTAACCTTCGCTGCTTTGGCATTTAATTCTGAACCAACAGCAAGGTTACAGTTTCCAGAAACATTTATCTCGGCATTGTTGTATATGTTAACTTTCATTGCACCGGAAACTTCCAGATTCATGATGTTATCTGTTCGAACGTTTAATGCTCCGTCGACGCTTACGTTACAAGCACCTTTAACGTATATGTTTCCATTGCGCTCATATATTGTAAATCCATCACCAACAATACGGTTTACCTGAGTCCCGTTCGCATCCCATTCGAGGAAAGATCCTGCTTTATGCCAAAAATGGACACGCTCGGATCCAGGAGTGTCATCAAATTCCATGACATGACCTGCTTCAGACTGAGTAACTTTATTGTATGGATATACTGCATTGTAGGGAACAGGAGATTGACTCCAAGTCCCACCGTTTGCAATTGGAATATTTGTTTTGAGTGATGCTTCTTTCTTTAAGACGTAAGTACGACCTAAATTATTTCCTGTTGCCAAACGATTTGTATCTGGTTCCGAACGATATTTTGGATACTGTCCGCTAGGGTCTTGAAACCCTTTCAAAGGATCAACACTGTTTCCATTGCTAATGGTTCCGTCTGCATTTCTTGTGCCAATCGCAGCAACTTTTTTAACGCTTGGTTCACCTTGTTCTTCTAACTTTGCCAATAAAGACTTTGCTTTACCTTGAGGTGAATTTGCAAGTTTCTCTAATTCAGAAACAATTGCTTGTGGAGTTGGAAATGATAATCCTAGTTCATTTGTTAATTCAGTCAGCGATCCAGTGACATTATCTATCCCGAGGTTAGATGCAATTTCGCTTAATGAACTACCAAAATCAGATAGTAAACTTCCTGCACCTTCTGTGAGTTGCGATATTGGTCCAGCGATATCGATATCTGCCACCAATTCTTTAAACGCTACTGCCTGTTCAACTATACTTCCAACGACGTCTGCACCTAGACCTTCTAACATTGAAGTATCTAATCCTAGGTCGCTTAGAGCACTTATTCCACCTAAAGAAGATAGTCCTGGAATACTAGATGTGAAAGAAGTGAGATTAAATGCGCCGAGAGTGCTAACTGCTGGTGCAGCAGTTGTAGTGGAAGAAGTTTCTTTCGGGGTAGATTTAGTTGAATCGTCTTCTGGTTCTAGTTTAGCAACACCGAAATAATCAGTACCTTTACTTTGTTTATCTCTAGTCTGTGCAATCGCAGGAGGAATATTCTTCGTTGGTTCTGGAGTTGCTACAGTAGTGTTTACAGAACTGGTTGTGATTTCTGTACTGGATACGTTACTCGTGCTCGCAACAGAAGATTTTTTACCGTTTCTGAAATCCCATTCTTGAAGTAAAGTGGATTTTATTACTGCCCATCTAGTTCCGACTTTGTTACCACTTTTGTAATATTTTCCTTCTGGTCCACCATAAGGATATCCAGGATATGCTGGATCTTCAATAGAAGCAAATTCTGCAGCAAGAGAAGTTCCTGCCTTGCGTAAAAGAGTTTCGTTGTTCTTATCTGGGTTATTGTAATAAGCAATAAGAGGAGGACGTTTCTTGCCAACTAGATATTCTTGACAAATACGATCCTGCACAGTTTCGTTGAATGATGTATTGGGATCAATGTTTAATGCAGTACATGCTTCTCTAAGAGTAATAGGAATACACTGATACTTACCAACAGCGAATAATTTGTCTGGTGCTCCAGGAGGGAGTGCTTGTTTTGCCATTATCTCGTTGAGCGTCATGCCAACAAGATTTAATTTTGTGCTGCCAGCACCAATAATTGTACCATTAGAAGTTCCACGGTTAAATGCGTTATAACCTTCTGCTCCTGATTCTGCTTTAGCAACAAGTTTACCGAGTGGTCCAATAATTTCATTTTTATCTGTAACGACAGCACCAGGTTTTACTATTGCTGGAGTTTCTTCTGCATCTGCTTGTGTAGTTCCATTTGTTGTAGTTGTGGTTGTACTGGTAGAAGTATCCGTTGTATCATTTGTTATACCACTAGATTGTATAGAAACACTATCTACAATTTTTCCATCGGGATCAACGACGTTATGGACAATTTGCCCACTAGCAAGTGCACTGGCAGTTTGAAATGATCCACCGAGAGATCCAACCATAAGAGGTTGCTGTAGATCTGGGTCTAAGAATGATAAAAGTAACCATGAACCTTCTACTGGACCGATAGGTGATGCACCAACACCAGACACGCCTGCAGAAGTGATTGGTTGGACCGGATATGCCCATGGCAAATCGTCAGTTGGTAACTTAGTTTTATCTTCAGTGTGCAATCCGATAATACGAACTTGACATCGACCTAGTTGTAGTGGATCGTTTCTATTCTCTACACATCCAACAAATAACTTCATCCCGTTAGCGTTCATAATTCATTCTCATTAAAATTTTCTACGTTTTTCATCCAAGAATCTTTAATCAATTCCATTGAACATTCATGTTTCTCTCTATTAATATGGTGATTAATAGCGGCAATTATATAATTACCAGAAAACGTATTGTCAATTTCATCTTCTTTCTTTGATGATGCATTTGTTGGATCTGGTTTAACTATTTCTAAATTTACCTTCTGACCGACTGTATAATCTGTTCTTCCAGGAACGATAATTCTTACCGTTATACCTTCTGCTTGGATAAGGGAACTGATTCGTTCTTGCATAATTCTATAGTTAGACACATCACCGTATTCATTGAAGATTCCATATTGCCGAAAGTCTGTCATAATGTAAGAATTTTCATTAAAATATTCTTTCATTTTTTGGGGTGTCAATGAAAATTTATTCAGGTGTTCCTTTTCTTCAAACTCGTCTAGGTATTGGTATTTGTCCTGTTTGTATTCTTTTGTGACTACATCATATGAGTGTAGTGTAGAAGCAAATGCTCCTTGTGTCATTTTATAAACATTATCAAAACTGTCTGGAAGTTCTATACTATTAATACGTTTATAATCGTTCTCAAGTTTTCGAACAGATTTTCCACTCGTTAGAATGTCCCGACCTTTCATATTATAATGAAATGATTGTTTCACTTCTTCTTTGTATAAAGATTCTAGTGAGACAAAGTTAAACCCTTCTCTGTTTTGGAACGCCAAGTATGTTGGAGAGTCATTCATATTGATAGCGTTGTTACATAGAAAGTTTAAATTTTTTGTTGGTGTCCAAAAGTTTGATACGTATCTGTTATTATTTTTAGTTTCTTCGATGGTTGCAATGTTGTCTTCGCCTACCCAGTCTTCTAGATGTTGTTGTACTATTTCTGAAATTTTACCTTTGTAACCCTTGCTTATAATTGTCGCTGCGTCTTTTATGGCATGTTCTGAGATAAAGTGGAGTTTATAAACAACGTTTCGTTCTGCTAGATATTCTCTGTCTGTTATTTTATATACAAAGAATTTACCTTTGATGTCATCCTCGTCGTCAAACGAAGGAGTTTTTATTCTAAGTTCGATCCACTCTTGTCCAGTTATTGGCAAGGCATTTAAAATGTCAAGGGATTCTCTGACAACCAAGTTACCACTAATATATGGAGAGAACATGTCTTCGAAAATTTGAATTCCGATGACTTGGTTGATAATATTGATGGTGTTGTTGGACGCAATAGAAGTAATATTACAATACTCTATTTTTACATCGCCAGCAAAGGTTAAGTTATTTTGAGATTGATCGCTCATTTCATAAGTCTAATAAAATCAGAAGCAATTCTGTCTATGATGCTTTTGTTTATAATTTTTATCGTTCGTTTTTGTTCATTTAGTTTTTCTTCATACATAAAATTTGTAAATGCAACAGCATTTGGGTAATCTTCCATCACTACAAAACCATCTGCTTCATAATGATGAATTTGATCGGCATTCCCAATTCCATATTTATCGTTAACGTGCTTAATTAACCCATTGTACGTTACCGGAAAATCTGCGAGGTAATCAAATCGTTCATTTGCAACCATCAACAACCAGTGATAATTTGGAGTGTCATAAAACTTCTCAGAAATCATTTCTGGAGTTTCGCCATCTGCGATGTCATATAAGTCGTACAATGTTATATTGGAAAGAAATTCCTTAACAAACCTAACGTTAATGGTTATATCTTTTAATTGTGCATATTGTTTAACCCCACCGATAACGACAGGGTAATAAACAACTGGAAAGTTTTTGAAGTACATTAGAATCCGTCCAAAATTTCTGCTTTGGTAAGAATTGCAAGTTCTTTAAATGTCAAATTCATATTAATGATTGTTGATTTGCCGTCATTAAATGTATTAAACATTCCTTGCGGTGTATAGTTGACTGATAAATCGACAAGAACTGCAGATGTGTGTCTTGGTAGATTTAAGTTTTCAGAATTTCCTTGATAATATACGATCTCAAACTCAGAAGGATATAGAAAAATAAACCCATTATCATCTTTAAATTCTGGGTGCATATGTAACTTAAACATTTTAATGATTTTATCTACATTGTTTGCTTCTTGTGCGTTTCTAGGAGCAAACGTATAGTCAAAACTGAATACACGAAAGTCGACACCTTTAAATAGTTGTTCTTTTTTAGGGTTTGGTGCCAACCCAGTTGCTGCTTGAGCAATATTTCCTGCACCTGGAAGATTTAATGCTGCAAGAGCAGTACCGCTAACTATACTTTTTGCTAAAGGTTTCCCATCTTCTATCACACTCTGTCCATTATTGCTGGTAGCGTCTTTAATAAATTGGATAACGTCTCCACCGATTGTTGCTGCTGCGGTTGCCAACGCCATATTTTCTTCTTGATAATTCATCGAATATCTAGAGGACAAATTATTCGGAATATTCATTGTAATGGTATCGGTAATACGTTTTGTTTGACGTGCCGAAATATTCAGATATTCCTTGTCGGTGTTGTTAATTGCTTTAACTCCACTATCACCGAATACCTTTTTTGCAGTTGACGCCACCGTTTGCTTAGCACCACTTCCAAGTTCAGTGGTATCTCTATCAGTAACCGTCACTCTTCCATCTGATATTAGTTTAGAACTTTCTGGTACATTAACGTAGAAAACCACATAGTTGTCCCCATAAGGATTGTTATCCGACAACAAGTCGCTTGGGTACATAGCATTATTAATATTGTACTTGTTTAATATCTCACGACCTGTTCCAAGATTTTGGGCAAGTCCTTCGACTTTAGTTCTAGTGTTCTTTACTAATGCGTTTGGTATTGTGGATGCCATGTTTTACCTAAATATGGAAGTATTAGTCTAATTACTATTTATTTATGTATCATAAAAGAAAATTCTCTCCAACCAATGCAGAAAAATATTCGGGTAATCCAACAAATATCATAATGAGGAGTTCTTGGGAGACTAAGTTCGCCATCTGGTGTGATACAAACCCAGCAGTATTGAAATGGAATTCTGAAGAGACTATCGTTCCTTATGTTTGCCCAACGGATAATAGATGGCATCGATATTTTATAGATTTTAGAATTCAACTTAGAGATAGAAACGGTGTTCTAAAAACTTATTTAGTTGAAATTAAACCAGACGCACAGACTAAACCACCCAAACCTCCAGAACGAAAAACTAAAAGGTTTCTGGTGGAAGCAACAACCTATGTTAAGAATCAGGCAAAATGGAAAGCAGCGACCCAGTTTGCGTCAGAAAGGGGTTGGGAATTTATAATCCTAACCGAATATCACCTCGGATTAAAGAATAAATAGTAGATGGCAAATAAAACCCCAACTCTAACAGACTTATTTGAAAAGTATCGCTACGATCGTAGTATTTACAAAAAGTCTAGTACATGGTTCGATCAACAGACGCTGCTCCTTGGGAAGAAGCGATTCACTCCCCAACAAATCTTAGCAGCAAAACGAGACAATCTAACCACCAAAGTTATTCCAGGGAACATGTATATGTTCTTCTATGAGGCAAAGGGTAAAGATACGCTACCATATTGGGACAAATTCCCTCTTATATTTCCATTTAGAGTAGTTCCAGGTGGTTTTTACGGGTTGAATATGCATTATCTACCGTATCGTATGCGCCTCCAGTTAATGGATAGATTACTTCAATTTAAAAACAACGAGAAATTTAACGAAACGACTCGAATTAAATATTCATGGTCTCTTATCGGGGGCGTTTCTAAATTTAAAGCAGCAGAACCTTGCGTTAAACACTATCTTAATGATCATGTTCGTTCTCCGTTTATTCAAATACACGCACAAGACTGGGCAACTGCCATGATGCTTCCAGTCGAACGATTCGTTGGTTCTAATAAAAATGCAGTTTGGTCAGATTCTAAAAAGGCAATTCGATGAAAATTTCAGACTTCGTTGCTAACGTTTCAACTGGTCTAGCGAGATCAAATAGATTTTTGATCATGTTCACTCCACCAGAAATTCTAAATAAAGTTTTATCTGGACAAGGAAGTTCTTCTACAGACTTCGCCCAACTGCAAAAATTGTTTTTGTTGTGCGATAGTGCTCAACTTCCAGGATTGAATGTCAATACTTACCAGTCTAGAACGTTCGGTGAAATCCGTGAGATTCCATATGAAATGAACTACGAACCTATCACTCTTTCGTTTTTCGTAGACGCAAACATGAACGTCAAGAAACTGTTTGATGCGTGGATCAATTCTATTCAATTACAAGACACCAGAAAGTTTAATTATTACGATTCGTATACATGCCCGATGAAGATCTATGTCCAAGACACGGCAGAGCAGAATCGTTATATTGTGGAATTGTTCGAGGTATATCCGAAAACCGTTAATGCGATTCAACTAGACTACGCTAGTAGAGACGTAATGAAATTGCAAGTTACGATGATGTACAAATACTGGAGATCATATCAAGTTGCGTATACAGTTAGAGCAGGTGCAGAAAAACCTGAATTCTTCGACTATACCGCAAACGTTAATCTCGATGATTACAATAAAAACTTTGTTGATCAGCAACAGATACTGAACACTATTTTTGGTCGTTCAGAAGGGTTTCAAGAAATTACGGGCGACACTCTTACGTTTTCGTAATAAATACATGATTAGGACTTTATAATTTTAATATGAAAATTGACGATCATCTCTCCGACGTATTTGACACACCTCCGGTTTCTGTGGGGTCGGTAGAAATCATTACAACTAACGGAGAAGTGATTCTACCAAAAGATGATAAGATTGAGTATGACTACGATAAGACTCGTGGAAATTTACACAATTTACTTCAGCAGGGTCAAGATGCTTTGATGCACGCTCTCGAAGTTGCTAAGTCTTCAGAACATCCAAGAGCGTTTGAAGTAGTCGGTAACTTAATGAAACAGTTATCCGAAGTTAATGCTCAGTTATTAGATTTACACGAAAAGAAACAAAAATTAGATGCACCTTCCAAAAGGGAAGAAGCAACATCGAAACAAGTTACAAACAACAACGCAATTTTTGTTGGGTCGACCTCTGAATTGAATAAATTGATCAACAATATGAATAAAGGAAACTAATCATGGCATTGCCAATTAATATCACTCCTGTATATACACTAACTATTCCTTCAACTGACAAACAGATTAAGTATCGTCCGTTCTTGGTTAAAGAAGAAAAATCACTTTTAGTGGCACAACAGAGTGAAGATCCTATGGTGATGCTTGATACGTTGAAGCAGATTATTAAAGACTGTATCAAAAGCGAGATCGACGTTGATCGTCTGGCAACGTTTGACATTGAGTATATTTTTTCTCAGATCAGAGCAAAGTCTGTCGGAGAAATAGTAGAATTATATTTCCTATGTGATGATTGTACTGTACCTGAAGCAAAAGTTAAACTTTCTTTTGATTTAACTAAAATCAAAGTCGAAAAGTCTCCCAATCATACAAATAAAATTAACTTGTTTGATGAGGTTGGAGTTGTTATGCTATATCCAAGCATGGAAATTGTGAACCAACTACAACAAACCAATTCAGATAATGTCGAGACTGTTTTTGATATCATTATTGGGTGTATTGATTACATCTACAACACAGATGAAATATTTTATGCTAAAGAGCAAAGTAAACAAGAACTGATGGATTTTCTCGAGAATCTAACTGTAGAGCAATTTGGTAAAGTTCAACAATTTTTTGAAACAATGCCTAAAGTTAAACAAGATGTAGAATACGACTGCCCTGTATGTGGCAAGCACCACAAAAAGTTCATGGAGGGCATTAGCAGTTTTTTTTAATGTGCCTAAGTCATGACGACCTAGGCAACCACTATAAAATGAATTTCGCTCTAATGCAATACCACAAATATTCGTTAGAGGATCTAGAAAATATGATTCCGTTTGAGCGTGAGATCTATGTTGCGATGCTTATACAATTTCTTGAAGAAGAGAAACAACGACTGGAAAAGAGAAACTAATGGCACTAAAATTCGAAGAACTCGTCTCCGCAACTCGACAATATGCCGAGGCAGAACGGAATGCTCGCCCAACAGAAAATATAAGCACAACAGAACTAAAGCAATTGATGTCGCAGAGTGCTTCTATGGGAGGCAACCTCAACCAAAATATGCTAAAGTTGTATGGAGAACTTCGTAAGCAAACAACCATACTTTCCACATCCACACAAAAATCCTCCTCCGAAGAAAATGTTATTAAAACATTAGAGGTTCAGAAACAAATCTTTAATAGTGTCAATGACACTTCGGGTAAGGGTCTTAACTCCAATATAGTTCAACTTAATGAACAATTCAAGGAACTGCCAAAAACATTTCTGAAGTTGATTGACATTTCTTCAGAACAAACGAGTGCACTAAGAGATTTTGCTACTAAATCTAAAGACACGCTCGGACCATTAGAAAGTATGATGGCATCTTTTGGTAAAATCAAAACTGCTATAACAAATCCAAAACAGTTCGCCCTCCAGAGTCTAGAAAAGACCGTAGGCAATGTACCAATCCTCGGCAGTTTAGTTCGTAAAAAACTTGAGAAAGAACAAGACGTTAAGAATTTAATGGGCACTGGTATGTCCAAGGCAGAAGCACAAGAACAAGCACCGAAGCGCCGAGCAGCAAGAAGATCCTTTAAAGAACTGGATGATAAAA